CTAAAGTATCGGGCTACATGGCAAAAGATGGAGGCTACATTGTTAAAAAAAAGAAAAAAGTTGTTAAGAAACGGAAAAAGTAAACCAAATCAGATTTTAGATAAAGTATTTGATTTTGCAGACCAACATACACAAGATCCAATGGCTCTTAGTGCATCATTACTGGTTGTAGCAAAAACAATTTATCTGGATATATTGGGACCAGAACAAACCTCAGAAATGTTTTATGCATTTGCACAAGATTTAGAGAACCACGAATATATAAAGGAGACAGTACATTAATGGCCCTTTGCAGGCTTTGTGAACATGAATGTCACCATGGTAATGGCGGTAAATGCCATTGTGGTTGCTTAAATTGCGAACATGATGTAAAAGATGCATTACAAAAACTTGAGGAAGTTTTAGATCCAATAAAAGTGGTCGAGTTCGAAGCAGATTTTGACTTGACTGAACACTAGGAGGAAACATGAACTTAGTAAAAGACTTATGGGAACATTTAAAAGAATGGTCCGATTGGAAAATGAAGGACTGGATAAAAGCCGGTATAGTAGCTATTATTGTACTGATTATACTTAGCCAGTTTGGAGGAGGAGCATAGACCTATGGTCTGGCAACTCTTAGCTAAACCTTTACTTGGCGTCGTTGCTGACGGCGTCAAGGGTTTCGTTGAAACTAAAAAGGCAAAAGCAGAATTAAAAGTAACAGAAGTTAAAGCAGCAACTAAATTAAAGCAAGATCAGATTGCTGGTAAAATAGCATGGGAAGCTTCGGCTGTAGATCAAATGAAAGGGTCGTGGAAAGACGAACTAATTTTAATTTGTTTACTCGCTCCAGCGACATTAGTCTTTTTCCCCGGAATGACAGATCATATTCAAGCTGGATTTATCGCCTTGCAATCTCTCCCAGATTATTATAAACATTTATTATATATTGCCTGTTCAGCAAGCTTCGGCATTAAGGGCGCGAAAGGAGCTGTAGGTTTATTTAAGAAGAAATAACTTATGGACTCAATCGTATTAGCGGAAAAAATATTTCGCATAATTAGGACTAGACAAACCCAACTAACTGAGATAATTGTCAACAATCAAGTAAAAGATTGGAATGATTATCAAAATCATTTAGGACAATTAGATACTTTAAATTATATTGAACAGGAACTCTCGGACCTGCTAAAGAAACAGGAGCAAAATGACTAACTTAATTTTACCAGAACACGTTGCAAAAGCGCGTGCTAAACAAGTAAAAAAAGAAACGAAGAAAAAAGAAGAAGCTAAATTACCAGAACCAACAGGCTGGAGACTTTTAATTTTACCTCATTCGGGTAAAGGCAAAACCAAAGGCGGTATTATTTTATCTGATAAAACAGTACAAGAAACACAAATTGCAGCTAATGTTGGGCTTGTATTAAGAGTAGGACCAGATGCGTATAACGACCCGAGTCGTTTTCCAAATGGTGCTTGGTGCAAGAAAAATGATTGGGTAATATTTGCTAAATACGCAGGTTCACGTCTTAATATTGAAGGCGGCGAACTACGCTTACTAAATGATGATGAAATTTTAGGTGTTGTTGACGACCCCGAAAGTATCTTATCGCCAGTAACACATTAACATGGAAAGGAACCCATGCCCGAAGCACAAGAAGCAGCAATAAAAGACGACAACATTATGGTTGACCTAGATACAACTGGGAAATCTGTTGATGTTGAGTTAGATGATTCTAAAGCTAATACAAAAGAGGTTGAAACAAAAGATCAACCTATTGTAGAAGTTAAAGAAGAAAAAAAAGATGAACGCGAAGAGTATAGTGAAGGTGTCAAAAAACGTATTGACAGATTAACGTATAAAATTCGTGAGTCAGAACGAAGAGAAAAAGAAGCTCTTAGTTTTGCAGAACAAATAAAAAAAGAACGCGATGATTTACAAACAAAGTTTACAAAACTTGATGATGGCTATGTCAATGAGTTTTCAACTCGTGTAAAATCAGAACTAGAATCAGCAAAAGCTTCATTAAAACAAGCTGTATCTGCTGGTGATGTCGATGCACAAGTAGCAGCAAATCAAGCTCTAGCAAGACTAGCTATTGAGCAAGAACGTATAAATGCTACGGAAGAGCAAAGAAAATTATCTGAAAAAGCTCAAGAAAATGCTGGACAGACAATTCAACAACCTGTACAAAGTAATGTACAACAACCACAAGCTGCTCCACCGGACCCAAAAGCGGAAGCATGGGCGGAAAAAAATGAGTGGTTTGGTAAAGATGAAGCTATGACATACGCTTCGTTTGGTATTCACAAGAAACTTGTGGAAGAAGAAGGATTCAATCCATCTTCTGATGAATACTACGAAGAGATTGACAGAAGACTTCGAACTGAGTTTCCCCAAAAGTTTAACGATGGGGGAGAAGTCCAAGGAAGCAAACAACCCGTCCAAACAGTTGCTTCTGCTACAAGGACCACACGAACTGGACGCAAAACAGTGAGACTCACGCCATCTCAAGTAGCGATTGCTAAAAAATTAGGTGTGCCACTAGAAGAATATGCGAAATACGTGAAGGAGTAGGCATATGAATAAAATTGATGAAAATAAGACTCCACGCGCTGCCTTATCCCGCGAGAAAACGACTCGTAGGAAACCATGGGCACCCCCGTCATCCCTTGACGCACCTCCTGCACCCGATGGGTACAAACATAGGTGGATACGCGCTGAAACTTTAGGGCAATCAGATAATAAAAATCTAAATGCTCGACTAAGAGAAGGTTTCGAACTCGTAAGAGCCGATTCCGACAACGGTGAATATCCGACAATACAGGAAGGCAAATACCAAGGTGTAATAGGAGTTGGTGGTTTACTGCTGGCGAAAATTCCAACAGAAATCGTTGAAGAGCGAATGGCTTACTTTAAACAGCAAGTGCAAGATAAAGAAGAAGCGGTCGCAAATGATTTATTGAAGGAACAACACCCTAGCATGCCGGTCTCTAAACCAGACAGGCAATCTCGTGTAACCTTCGGTGGTAACCGAAAGAACTAATTTTTTAGCTCTTTTGTCCATCGAATTAAAAAAACTTAACCCTTTAAAAAAAGGAAACAACGATGGCAAATAAAGACGCAGCTTTCGGGTTTAGACCCGTAAGGCATCTTAGTGGCGGTCTGATTAGAACAAACGAATACGCAATTGCAGCTAACTACGGCACAGCGATCTATCAAGGTCAATGTGTTATTGCCGTAACTGCCGGTGGAATTGAAGCCGCAGGAGCAGGTAATGTAATTTTAGGTGTATTTGGCGGATGTTTCTATACAGATCCAACCACAGGCAAACCAACATTTAGCAATCATTATCCAGCAAGCACAAATGCTTCTGATATTGTTGCACAGGTGTACGACGATCCAAGAATCGTCTTTGAAGTTCAACATGATGGAACTGGCACAGCAGCTATGAACTTTGGTGGATTTGATTTTGTTGGAACGGGTGGAAGCACTCTTTCTGGAAGATCTTCACAAGAGTTGGATACTTCTACAGTTACAACATCTGGACAATTCAAACAGATAGGTATTTCAAAAGATCCGAATAACAGTGATACAAGCAGTGCAAACTGCAACGCTTACGTTGTTCCGAATACTGGCGAACATTCTTATCTATTAACCACTGCATTAGCGTAATAGGAGACATATATGGCTATTTCTAGATCACAATTGGTCAAAGAACTTGAACCGGGTCTTAACGCTTTGTTCGGGTTAGAATACAATAGATACGAAAATCAACACACGGAGATTTTCGACACTGAAACTTCAGATCGTGCATTTGAAGAAGAAGTAATGCTATCCGGTTTCGGTGCAGCACAAGTAAAACCAGAAGGCGGATCAGTTAATTATGATGACGCGACTGAGTCTTTTACTGCTCGCTATACACACGAAACTATAGCTCTTGCTTTTTCAATCACTGAAGAAGCCGTAGAGGATAACCTTTACGACAAGATCAGTTCAAGATACACAAAAGCATTAGCTCGTTCAATGGCAAATGCCAAACAGGTGAAAGCAGCTAACGTATTAAATAATGCGTTTGATTCTAGCTTCACAGGTGGAGACGGCGTAGAATTATGTTCTACTGCTCACCCAACCACTGGTGGCAATATCAAAAACGAATTAACAGTTGCTGCTGATCTAAACGAGACATCTTTAGAACAAGCATTGATTGACATTGCTGGACTTACTGACGATAGAGGATTAAAAATCGCTCTCAACGGTACGAAAATGATTATTCCAGTAAATCTTCAATTCACTGCTGAAAGACTAATGAAGTCTGGTCAAAGAGTTGGCACAGGTGATAATGATATTAATGCTGTAGGCAGCATGGGAATGATTCCTCAAGGTTATGTAGTGAATAACTACTTAACTGATACAGATGCATTCTTTATCAAAACTGATGCGCCTAACGGATTAAAACACTTCCAAAGAGCGCCAATTTCCACTAAGATGGAAGGCGATTTTGAAACTGGAAACGTTAGATACAAATCTAGAGAAAGATACTCATTCGGGTTCTCTGACTTTAGAGGTATCTTTGGTTCACCGGGAGCATAATTACTCTTAACTTGTGGGGGCTTAGTCCCCCACAAGACAACTAGGATAATTTGTTATACTGACTGCCCTAGCAGACGCTCGTAGAGACAGTATGACTTTACTTACGAGGTAAAAATGGCTAACTCAACTTTTAGCGGTCCGGTAAGATCGG